TTACCTATGACACAACCTGTTATGCCGACCCACAGCGTGCGTTTGATTTCTTTATGCGGCAGCTTTGGGAGTCCTTCGGCCCCGTGCTCCGTGTCAGGAAAAACAAGCGGATCGTCTCACACCCGCAGCCGCACAGGGTTGGCAAGTACCACGCGCCGCATCTGCGGCCCGATCCGCACCCGCATCTGCCGAGGGATCGGCTGCAGGGATATCACTCTGAGCCCGAAATCCCACCCGAAGGAAGCTGCTCCCGCGCCGATGAAGCGCAGGACGATAGCGACACAGACAACACAGACGAAGGAGATCACCTATGCTTGACTGGCTGAAACCCATCCTCGGTGATGGGTACAATGAGGAAATCGACAACAAGATCGCCGCCGAGATCAACAAGGGCTTTGTCGCCAAGGCCGACTACGACGCGGCCAAGGACGCCCAGCGTACAGCGGCAGAGGCTTTGGCCGACGCCAACAAGGCGCTGGCCGAGTACAAGGACACCGACATCGACGGCCTGCGCAAGAGCGCCGAGGAATGGCAGGCCAAGGCGGAGCAGGCCGAAAAGGATGCGGACGCCCGCGTTGCGGCGGTACAGTTTGATGCAAAGCTGGATTCCGCTATTGCTGCCGCGCATGGGCGCAGCGGCAAGGCCATCCGTGCCCTGCTCGATCTGGACGCCCTGCGCGGCAGCGAAGACCCCGACAAGGACATTCCCGCCGCGCTGGCCGCGCTGCAGAAGGACAGCGGCTATATGTTCGACACCGAGGAAACTCCGCCGCCCTATGCTGCAGGCACGGGCCGCACCGCCATGACCACCGACAATTCTGACAGTGCCCTGCGCAAAGCAATGGGCCTGCCGATGGAATAAGATAAGGAGCAAAACCTATGAGCAACACTATCGAACTCGCAAAATCTTTTGTCCCCAAGCTGGATGAGTGCTACCGACTGGCCTCGCTTACGAGCGTGCTGGACGGTGCGCCCGAACTCGCCAAGCAGGGCGCGAACGCCAACGAACTCATCATCCCCATGATGAGCATGGACGGTCTGGCCGACTACAGCCGCAACGGCGGTTATGTGCAGGGCGGCGTCACCATGACGAATGAGACGGTCAAGTGCAACTTTGACCGTGGCCGCCGCTTTGATGTGGACGTCATGGACGATCTGGAAACCGCTGGCCTTGCCTTTGGCCGTCTGTCCGCTCAGTTCATCCGTGACAAGGTTGTGCCCGAACTGGACGCTTTCCGCTTTGCGTCCTACTGTGGCATCAGCGGCGTCACGAAGAAGGAAGAGACGCTTGCCGATGGCGCGGCCACCGTTGCGGCGCTGAGTGCTGCCGTGACGGCCATGGACGATGAGGAAGTCACCGCCACCGGGCGCTACCTGTTCATCACGCCGACGCTGCTGCAGGGCATCAACGATA